CACAGGCTGCGCTGCGTCCAAGCAGCGGTGGCACTGACGGAGTTGATGCGGAAGTGTCCGGACAGCCGCGTGAGGATGAGCAGGGCGTCGGCGAGAAACCGCAAGATGCCCAAGGGATGGGTGAGGTTCTCGCTCACCGGACTGTACGGAGAAAACTCTTGGACCAGGGACGAGCGCAGGGCGGTCAAGCTCGTGCTCTGCCGGGCGTTTGGCGGCTCGTTCAAGGACGAGTGGGTCCTGTTCCCAGAGCTGACCACCACGGAGCTCTGGCAGGCCCTCGGCATCGTCATGAGCGGGACGGTGGAGTCGTGAGCGAGGAGTCGGACTTCAGGGACTGGCTGCGGGGCGGCTGGCCCGGCTGGGTGGACGGGCGGGAGCCGGTGGGTCGAGGGTCGGCCCGGCGGCGGGGCTGGGGGTCGGGCTCGGGGGCCCCGGACCTGACGCTAGGAGTGGTGCTATCAGTGTCCGAGATGACGGGTATGAACCCTTCTTCCCGGAGGAGTCTGAGGGTGCTCCTACCCTGCGAGCTCAAGGTGGCCACCCTGGGGGCCGGGGGCACCCGGCTGGCGCTCAGCGGCATAGAGGACAGCCAGAGGGAGTGGCACGCCCGCGCGGCCCACCGGCAAGTCATCACGGCGTTCGTGGCCGGGGTGAGGACTGGGGCGCGGTCCTGGAGGCCGTTCGTGATGCGCTACGCCCACGGGGCCACGGTGCGGGAGCTCTCGGAGGTGGCGGAGCTCCCGGCCGAGCCGCAGGCGCTGTACCGCGCGCTTTCGGCCTGGTACGAGGGCCAGTGGATGGGTCCGTAGAGAATTTTTACGGCGGGGGAAACTTCGCGCTTGACTTCCCGTTCGGGCCGCGCTAGAGAGGGGGCTCGGTGAAGCCTCCCTCAGCCCTTGGGAACCTGACGCAAGCGGTCTAATCCCCTCGGGGACTAGGACTCGGTGCCCACGGACCCAGGCGAGCGGAGGTGGATCCACAGGGCAGACTTCCCCCCGCCTCAGGGCCTCCCCACCAGCCGAGCACGTGGCGGGTGGGGGGCCCTACCAGGGGGAGCGGAGCGCGGATGGCACGGGCCTCTACGACTCGCGGGAGAGAAATCTAGCTCCAGCTAGAGACGGTAGTCCTGCCCAGGACTCGGGGGAGACCACACACGGATGTACGCATGGCGCGTCGCGGCGGTCAAGCCGCTCGCCGAGTTCACCGCCGAGGACCAGCTGTCCCGGCAGGGGTTCCAGGCATTCAACCCGCGCTGCGCGGTGTCCCGGGTCCAGCAGGGCCGGCGAGTCACCACGGAGGTGCCCTACATCCGGGGCTACATATTCGTCAACCTGGACACCGAGCGAGAGGGCTGGCAGCGGGTCAACAACACCCGCGGCGTGCGGCGCCTCCTGCCCGAGACCAGCGAGGTGCCCTCCCCCGTGGACCAGCGCATGATGGACGTGCTCATCGGGAAGTGCTCGGGCTCCGGGCTCATGGAGGCGCGCCACGTGGACGCGGCCGTCTCCAAACTCATCCCAGTGGGGGGCACGGTGAAGATCACCCAGGGGGCGTTCGAGGGCTTCGAGGCCCCCGTGGAGTGGTCCAACGACGAGCGCGTCACCGTCCTGCTGAGCATGCTGGGGGGCCGCCGGCCGGTCCAGGTGCAGAGGTCGGACGTGGAGCTGGTCGGCTGACGCGAAATCAAAGTTTGATTTCAGTTTGAAATCGTAATCAAAGATGATCAAGACCCCGGCCCAGGCGGCCAACATGGTTCACAGCGGCGGCAAGGGGCGAGGGGGCAAGCGCCCCGGCGCCGGCCGACCCAAGGGCGCCCAGGGCTCCAAGAACCTCATCATCAAGACCACGGCTCCCGAGAAGGGCGCACGGCAGGTCGCCAAGGGCGTCACCACCAAGCCTGCCCGCACCCCAGAGGGCCAGGTCGGACGGGTCATCACCCTGGACCCCACCCTGCCTGGCCTCACGCCAGAGGAGATCCGCGCCATAGCGCGCAAGTACGGCGGGGACGCCATCCAGTTCTTCGCCGCGGTCCTCATGGACGTGGAGCAGCCGATGGCCAGCAGGGCCTACGCCGCCAACCAGATCCTGGACCGCGGCATCGGCAAGGCGGCCCAGCCCCTTCACCACGGCAACGCCAACGGCGAGGCGCTGGTGTTCGAGGAGATGAACACTGACAAGCTGGACCTTGCCCTCAAGCGACTTGAGCTCGCTGTCGCGGGAGCAGAAGCTAACTCTGCTGCGCGACGGGATGATGAGGCTGAAGAAGATAAGGGAGCAAAACCGGGCCTACATTGAGGACAAGCGCCTCGAGGTCATGGAGTCCTGCAAGCGGTTCTCCACCTTCGTCCGCAGGGCCTGGCACGTGCCGGAGCCCTCCGCCAAGTACTTTCACAACTGGCACATCGACGCCATCGCAGAGCACCTGGAGGCGGCCCACCGAGGAGAGATCACTCGGCTGATGATCAACCAGCCGCCGGGCACGATGAAGAGCCTGAGCGTCTCCGTGATGTTCCCCGCCTGGGAGTGGGGGCCCATGCTCAGCCCAGGCCTGCGCTACTTCACCACTTCCTACGAGGCCGGCTACGCCCGGCGCGACTCCCGCAAGCACCGCGACCTGGTGCTCAGCGACTGGTACCAGGAGCACTGGCCCCAGGTGGAGCTGACCTCCTTCGCCGAGGAGGAGTTCGAGAACACCTACAAGGGCGGCCGCAAGGCGGTCCCCATCTCGCGACTGACCGCGGGCCGCGGCAACCGGCTGCTGATCGACGACCCGCACTCCACGGAGCAGGCCGAGTCCGCCGCGGAGAAAGAGACCACCACCCGCATCTTCAAGGAGTCGGCCCAGAGCCGCCTCAACGACCCGATGAAGGACCTCATGGTCCTGATGATGCACCGGCTGGCCACCGACGACCTGTGCGGCGTGGCCGAGGAGATCGAGGCCCAGGGCGGCGACAAGTGGGTCAAGCTGGTCCTCCCCATGGAGTACACGCGCTCCCTGGTCGTCAAGACGCCCTACTACGAGGACCCCCGCCGCGAGGACGGCGAGCTGCTGTTCCCCCAGCGTTGGGACGCCGCCAAGTGCGCGGCGCTCAAGATCACGTCCGACTTCGCCTGGGACACCCAGTACAACCAGCGGGCCAAGGCCCGCGCGGGCTCGTACTACTTCGCGGAGGAGAAGTTCCTCGTACCGCGCCCCACCAACGAGCTGGTGCCGGACGGCAAGGGCGACCTGGTCCCCCGCGTAGAGCACCGGCCGGCCGAGTGGCCCCGGGTGTGCGACGCGGTCTACGCGGTGGCGGACACCGCCTCCAAGACGGAGAAGAAGCACGACGGCACCGGCGTGGTTTACTATGCCTACACCCGCTACCCCAAGCCCTCGCTGGTGGCCCTGGAGTGGGCCTACGACAAGATATCGGCCGACCTGCTGACCGCGTGGATGCCGGGCATCCTGCGCCGCGGCGAGGAGCTGGCGAAGATCGTCAAGCCCCGCGGGGGCTGGACCTACTGCTACGTGGAGGACAAGGACTCCGGCGTCGCGCTCATCCAGCACGCCCAGCGCAAGGGCTGGCGGGTCAAGCCCGTCCCCAGCGAGCTCACGGCCCTGGGCAAGGACGGCCGCGCACTGTCGGTGTCCGGCTACATCAGCCAGGGGTTGTTCAAGGTCAGCCAGCCGGCCTTCGACCACACCTGCGCGTTCAACGGCCGGGTGCGCAACCACTTCTTCTACCAGGCGACCAACTACCGCATGAAGAAGGGCACGCCGGAGGACGAGGACGAGATGTTCGACTGCATGTGCTACGGCGTGGCGCTGGCGTTCGGCAACACCAAGGGGTTCTGATGCTGCAGTTCACGAAGACTCCGGACGAGTTCTTCCCCCACCCCATCACGGAGCGTCAGGAAGTGGTCCTGACCGAGCCCCAGGTGCCGCCCGACCCGGTCACTGCCCGCTCCTGCGACCTGGTGAGGGACCCGGCCGGCGGCTACGACGTCCGCCCCTGCGACGGGGAGGCCCTCCGGCCCGGAGAGTGGCTCGTGTACGACACCTCGCAGTGCCCAGAGTTGTCCAAGTGGGGTTTCTAGCTTGACGCAAGGCATCTGACGCGCTATAGGGGCCCGGCCGCGCCTGGGCAGGGAACTGCTAGCTCCCGAGAGGGGCGCGGAAAAGCGACGCGCCGGGTTATGAAGCGGCCTTACCGGCTAACCAGTCGCTCAGGACTCGGGATGAGCCCGCTCCGCTAGCGGCGGGCGTGCCCGGGCCCTGTTGGACCGCTTGAGAATTCAGGAACGTAGATGATCGGCAACGTCAAGATACCCCGCGCGGACTACCCCGAGGTGCTGCGCCGCCGACTGGCCGGCGAGGAGACCAGCACCATCGCGCGGACCTACGGATGCACGCGCCCGGCGATCGACCGGGTGCTCAAGCTCCAGGGATACGTGGCCCCCAGCCGTCGCCGCAAGAACTTCACCGACGAGGAGAAGGCCCAGATCGTCAGGCTCTACACCCAGGAGTTCAAGAGCCACGAGGCCATCGCCCCGATCATCGGCTGCTCGCGACAGGCGGTCCTGGCGGTCCTCAAGAGGATGCGGGTGCGGATCAGGCGTCCGGGCCGCCGGATGGCCGCCCCCGCGCCGGTCCCGCCCCCTCCGCCGCCGGGGGCGGCCCTGCCCGAGCTCGTCATCGAGCGCCGGCACGTGGTCACCCGCATGGTCCCCGAGCCGCCCAAGGCGCTGCTGATGGCCGGCCGCGGCGGCTCTGGGCGCATGCCGATCAGCCTGAAGGGCTTCCCACCCCTGCTGGGGAAGGCTGAATAGGAACGAGCCCGGCCGCCAACGCGGAGTCCGGGTCAAGCGGCGGTGGAGAGGGTTCTCACTAAAAGGGATGCTCCCCGCCGTCATCGTGTTCAGAGGTAGCCAGGCACCCGGGGGAGACCCTGGGCGCACGTCGGCCGGAGGGCCACTGGACCCGCGCGAGCGGCGGCTCGGACTATCGAGCTAAGAGACCCTCCGGCCTGCACAAAATCCGGGCCCTAACGGGCGCTAGAAGACCGCATCCCAACCCGAGCCCCAACCGTCGCGCACGGCCTGCACGCAGGACCGCCAACGCCTCACGGGGCCATCCTGGTGCGAGCTCTCCTCGCGGGTAACACCCCCGGACCCCATCACAGGAGGCACCCATGCCCCCGAGCCTGTTCGACAAGATGACCCTCGTCGGCTTCTCCTGTGGCACGGTGTTCGCCGCCCGGGAGAGCCAGGTCGCCGCAGAGGTGGCCCGGGCCCCGCGCGCCATGCTCTACCCCTGGGCCCACGCGGTGGCCACCGACCGCATGATCCAAGACCTCCGCCGCGCGCCGCCGGCCGGGGAGGCCTGAAGTGGACGAGTACTGGTGGTTCATCGTCTTCTCGGGGTCCTGCGTTATGGCAGCCCTGGCCTTCCTCTGCCACTACTCGGGGCGCCCTAAGTGAGCGTGGTCTCCCTCAACGGCTCTGCTATGAGCTCCGAGCTGATGACCCTGCTCGGGGACAACGAGGGCATCCGCCCGGGCTACGGGCCCTCCTACCAGCTCTGCAAGACCCTCTACCTCCAGCACCCCTGGGGGCGCAAGATCGTCGACAAGCCTCTCGAGATGGCCCAGAGCCAGCCGCGCGAGGTCGCCATCCCCACCGCGCCGGACATGGTCAAGGCGGCCTACCTCCGCGAGTGGAAGAAGATGGGGTCCGACAAGGTCATCCGCAACGCCGCGCGTCACGCCCGCATCTACGGCATCGGCGCGCTGGCCACCATGATCCAGGACGAGGAGCCCAGGGAGCCCCTCAACCTGAGGGACCTGTGGAAGAAGCAGATCAGCTTCAACACGATGGACCCCCTGAACACGGCGGGCAGCCTGGTTCTCAACCAGGACCCGCTCAGCATGGACTTCCAGCACCCGGTGACCATCCGGGTCTCGGGCAAGCTGTTCAACCGCAACCGGGTGTGCATCGTGATGAACGAGGCCCCCATCTACATCGACTACCAGTCCTCGACCTTCGGGTTCACGGGCCGCAGCGTGTTCCAGCGCGCGATCTACCCGATGAAGACCTTCCTGCAGAGCATGCGGACGGACGACCTGATCATCGTTAAGTCCGGCGTGATCGTGGCCAAGCTGCAGCAGCCCGGCTCCGTGATCGACAACGCGATGCAGTGGATGTATGGCCTCAAGCGGAGCCTGATCGGCGAGGCCCGCACCTCCGACGTGCTGAGCATCTCCCCCGACGAGGAGATCGAGACCCTCAACTTCCAGAACCTGCAGGGCCCCTACGAGCTGGCCCGCAAGAACTGCCTCCAGAACACCGCCTCGGCGGTCCCTATGCCCGCCATCCTGCTCAACGACGAGACCTTCGCGAAGGGCTTCGGCGAGGGTAGCGAGGACGCCAAGATGGTGGCCCGCTACATCGACGGCATCCGGGAGGACCTCAACCCTCTCTACACGTTCATGGAGAACATCTGCTTCCACCGGGCGGTCAACCCGGAGTTCTACAAGCTGGTGCAGAAGATGTTCCCGGCCGAGTACGGCGGCGTGCCCTACGAGGAGGCCTTCTACGAGTGGAAGAACAGCTTCGAGTGCTCCTGGCCCAACTACCTCAGCGAGCCCCCGAGCGAGCTGGTCAAGGTGGACGACGTCCGGCTGCGCGCGCTCATCGCCCTGCTCGAGGTGCTGCTGGACAAGTTCGGCGAGGAGAACCAGAGGGAGCTCCTCCAGTTCGTCCAGCAGAACATCAACGAGATGAAGCTGCTGTTCGGCGGCCACGACCTGGAGCTCAACCTGGAGGAGGGCCTGGTCAAGCAGGAGGCCCCGGACTTCCAGCCCCAGCCCGAGGGCCTGCCCAAGAACGACGCCATGGAGGAGTTCAAGGCCTCCGTCCTGCGCATGATCAAGGCCCGCCCCCAGAGGGACGCCGCGTGAGCCTGGTCGAGGACATCCAGGAGAGCTTCCGGCTGGCGACCAACTGCCAGCAGGCCGCCTGCGAGGGCCTCAACGAGTTCCAGGCCGCCTGCCTGGTGGGCGACGAGGGGGCCGCCGAGGCCGCCCGGGCGCGGGTGATCGGCTCCTACGAGGCGTTCATGGACAACTGGCTCATCGCCTACCGGAGGATGCGCCAGGCCAGGTCCGGCATTAGAGAGTAGAGAAGGAGGAGCAGATGACAGACACGAAGCACCTGGAGGAAGTCCGGGCCGCGTACGACAATCAGGAGGTGCCACCCCGCGCGGTTTGGCCCGAGCACACCCACGAGGAGATCCTCGCCCTGGGCCTGTACCAGCGCCCCGACGGCCTGCGCTACGACCCCGAGGCTGTCATGGACATGCCCCGCGGGGCGCGCGTGACACCCGACGTGGTCAAGAGGCCGCCCCTGATGGAGGCCCGCTCGGGCAAGGCGCTCGCCGCCACGCTCATGTTCGCCCAGCTGCCTCTGGACCCCCGGCGCCTCTCGGCCCAGCCCGAGAGTAAGTCCACCAAGCTCAGCTCGGCCCAGCGCCGGGCCGCCCGCATCGCCGCGGGAAGGCTGGCCGTCACCCCCGACGGCCGCCTGCGCGGCCACCAGTAAGGAGAGCCACATGCCCGCCACTCAGTTCAACCGCATCGGCCTGGTCAGCAAGGTCGGCCCGCTCGCCCTGGAGTTCCTAGAGGCCTCCGAGCTGCCGGCCAAGACGGAGGTCTCGACGGCCCTCGCCAAGATCCTGGAGGGCCTGCCCTCCCTCGCCGTGGCCCAGGTCAACATCTTCGACGACGAGACCACCTTCCAGGTCACGATCCGCAAGATAGACAACTTCGTCTCCTAGTGGCCGAGCCCACCTTCAGCCAGGTCCTGGCCGCGGCCATGCAGGACCTGGAGGACCGGGGCTACCTCAGTCCCGAGCAGATCACCGAGTGGGAGAGACTGCTCGCGGAGGCCGCCCGGCGCTCCTTCACCCCAGAGGCCCAGATGAGGGCTATGCTGGAGAAGGGGCTGATCGGGCTGTATAACGACATGGTGGAGAAGGCCCGCGTCCTGCGGTACCACCCCGGCGTCCCGCGCTTCACGCTGGAGCGCATCAAGCCCTACCTGAGGGCCGAGCTCGACAAGAGGATCATGGCGAGCCTGAACCTGATCAGGCTCAACAAGGACTCCGTGGTCCTCAAGATGCAGCAGCGGTTCGCGGGCTGGGCCACGAGCATCCCCGCCGGGGGCAGCGACGCGGTCAAGAAGCGAGAGGTCCGCGAGGGCGTCAAGAAGGGTATCGCAGGCCTCCGCTTCGAGGAGCGCCGGGTGCTGACGGACCAGGGCCACAAGCTGGTCTCGTCCATCAACGCGGTGCTCGCCCAGCAGGGCAACGCCATCGCCGCGGTCTGGAAGTCGCACTGGCATCAAGCCAATTATGATTATCGTGAGGACCACAAGGACCGCGAGATCGAGTCGCTCAGGGCCCCCTACCTCGTCCGCGACAGCTGGGCGATCAAGGAGGGCTACGTCAGGAAGGGCGCGGCCAAGTGCACCGACGAGATGACGCAGCCGGCCGAGGAGCCGTTCTGCCGCTGCTTCTACCAGTACCTGTACAACATCCGGCAGTTGCCCAGGGACTACCTCACGCCCAAGGGCGAGGAGTTCCTGGAGAACGCCGCACGCAAGAGGGCCGCCCATGGCTAAGCTGCCGTTCATCCCCAGCCCAGTCTCCAACTTCGGTCGCGCGGCCGCGGTGGTGCTGGACACCCCGTTCTCCTGCACCGCGATCTACGTGGGCGTCTCGGGGGACATCACCGGCGTCCCCGCCGGGCAGGACAACGCGGTCCTGTTCAAGGCGGTGCCGGTCGGCGTGTTCCCGGTGGCTTTCTCCGAGATCAACACCTCGGGGACTACGGCCACCAACATGCTGGCGCTGTCGTGATCCGGCTCTGGCGGCGCGCGGACCTGGTCACCCGGACCATGTTCTGCTCCCTGCTCGCCATCATCCTGATCGGCGTGATCAGGAGTCTCTGATGCCCCTCCTGTCCGGCTCCTCCCAGGCTACGATCTCCAAGAACATCGCTACCGAGCGCCATGCCGGCAAACCGGAGAAGCAGGCCGTGGCCATCGCCTACTCCGAGGCACGCGGGGACGTGACCAGCTGGATGAACGTCCGCCAGTCCATGTACAACAGCCTCCAGGTGGGCAAGACGTACATGTTCGACGGCCGCAAAGGCAAGGTCCTCGAGAAGGCGGAGAGCTCGGGACAGGCCTCTGCCGTCGGCCTGACGAGCGGCGGCCCGATGATCCGGGTCGAGTGGAAGGACACCCGCTCTGATGCAGGCCAGATCACCGGCCTCAAGCAGACCGCCGACAAGTGGCTGGTCCAGGTCAAGGTCCCCCTGGGCACCAAGGTTTTCGAGATTCCCCTGAGCCGTGCGCTGGACGAGGGCGCGGTCCGCACGGAAGTGGAGAAGTTGATGGCGACGAATAAGAACGACGCGGCCCAGTACACGGCTAAGCAGAACCCCGACCTTGCCCGCGAAGGGCACTCCCACACCTGGTACATCGCAGACAAGAACGGCGACTATGCAGGCGACGCGATGTACAAGACGAAGGCTGAGGCCGAGGCTGCTATCAGGAAGATGGAGTCTGGCTCCAAGAAGGACGCCACCCTCGACGACTGCGTGGCCGAGATGGACGCCGTGGTCGGAGAGATCGCCGAGGTGGCCCGCCGGGTCGACCGGATGGGGAAGAAGGACGCGGTCGCCTACAACCGAAAGCACGCCGAGGAGGGCGCTGCCGCGTTCAAGGCCGGCAAGACTCGCCAGGCTAATCCCTACAGCGAGGGCAGCGACGCGGCCTACAACTGGGCCTCGGGCTTCAACAAGGCCCAGGACGAGGCTAAGGGTAAGTGATTCGCGCGGCCGGCCTCCTCATCCTCAACAAACATGGCCAGGCGCTGTTCCTGCAGCGCGGCCCGGGCTCGGACTACCCCGGGATGTGGGCCTTCCCCGGCGGCCGGCGCGAGGGCGAGGAGACCGCCCAGCAGACGGCCATCCGGGAGACCCAGGAGGAGACCGGGTTCAAGGCCAAGGAGGACCAGCTCAAGTTCTGGACCCGCTCTCTGCGTCCGCAGGAGGACAGCCCGCTGGTCACGCCTCCCCAGGGCGAGCAGGTGGACTTCACGACCTTCCTGGTCCGGGACGCCGAGGACTTCACTCCGGTGCTCAACGACGAGCACCTGGGCTACGCCTGGGCCGACATCGGCAGCCCGCCGGCCCCCCTCCACCCCGGCTGCGCGGTGGCGCTGCGGCGCTTCACGATGAACGACGAGCTCCAGGTGGCCGAGGCCATCCGCGACGGCGAGCTGGTCAGCCCTCAGGAGTACGGTAACATCTGGCTGTTCGCGCTGCGCATCAGCGGCGTGGGCACGGCCATCCGGGGCGAGAAGAAGAACGCGGAGGGCAAGGTCGTCCAGAAGGCCGAGGTGGTCTACCGCCGGCCCGAGGACTACAACAGCCCGGAGTTCCTGCGCCGAGCGCAGGGCCTGCCCGTGATCATCATGCACCCCGAGGAGGCCATCCTCAACACTCGGCAGTACGCCGAACGCAGCATCGGTGCGATCATGATCACCTACCTGCGCCCGGACGAGAACGGAGAGATGGAGCCCTGGGGCATCGCCCGCGTCTACGACCAGGACGCCGCGCGCGCCCTGACCGAGACGCAGCTGTCCACCAGCCCGGGGGTCCTCCTGGGGGCCGACAACACCACGCTCACGCTGGAGGGCGGCACCCAGGTCATAGTAGAAGGAAAGCCCAGCCTGCTGGATCACCTCGCTATCTGCGAGCGCGGCGTCTGGGACAAGGGCGGTGATCCGACAGGCGTAGAGAACATCCACACCAGAACAGACGGAGACGGAGAGATGAAGATCCAACTGAAGCGCATCGAGGGCGAGACCGAGGCGGGCTACGCGACCCGCGTGGCCGAGGCGGAGGCCCTCCTGGCCCGTGCCGACAGCGTGTCCAAGGGCGACGAGGGCAAGCTGGACAAGCTGCTCGAGGGCCTGGTCGGCGTCAAGGACGTCGTGGCCCAGCTCAAGGCCCGCGTCGACGCGGCCGAGGAGAAGGAGCGCAAGGACGCCAAGGCCAAGGCCGACGCCTTCGAGTTCCCCAAGAAGGACTCCGAGGAGAGCGAGGAGGAGCACAAGGAGAAGATGGACGCCGCGGAGAAGGCGTGCAAGGACGCGATGATGGAGGCCGGCGAGTCCGAGGACATGGCCGCCGATAGCGCCAAGCGGCGCCGCAAGGACGCCGAGGAGGCCTGGGAGAAGGAGAAGAAGGACGCCGAGGACATCGACAAGAAGGCCGAGGAGGAGGCCAAGGAGAAGAAGGACGCCGAGGAAGAGGAGAAGAAGGCCAAGAAGGACGCGCAGACCATCGCAGACCTGCGCGACGAGCTGGCCAAGCTCAAGGGCCAGGTGGAGGGAGCCATGCGGAACAACAACCACGAGAGCCGCTCGGCGCTCCTGCAGGCCCAGGCCCGCTTCGACTCCGCCTACAGCGCGCACGGCGGGCAGGCCCCGGCCCCGCTGCTCGGCCAGACCCTGCACGAGTACCGCATGCAGCGTCTCCGCGAGCTCCAGAAGCACTCGTCGAAGTACAAGGACAAGGACATCGGCCTGCTCGCGGTCAATGACTCGCTGCTCGAGATGGCCGAGGCGGACATCATCGCCGACGCCATCACCGCGGCCCGCAACCCCACGGACATCGCCAAGGGCACCCTCGTCATGCGCTCGCGCCAGGACGGCGGCCACACCTTCAACGAGTTCTACGGGGAGACCGCGGCCTGGATGCGGCCCCTGGCCGGCCCGGTCGGCCAGCGCGGCGTGCGCTGGATCAACCCCACCCCGGGCGCGCGCCGCGGCTAGAGCCGCGGCCTCGGCCAGACCAGAAACCCAAAGGACTCCGGAGACTTAAATGCAGTTCAACCCGTACAAGACGACCAACGGCCAGGGCCTGTTCAACACCACCAGCGTGGGTGGGCGGCAGGGCACGGCCTACTCCGACCCCAGCGCCGTGTGGCGCCTGCGCGGCGGCATCCTCGCCGCGGCGGAAACCCTCCCCATGTGGGGCGGCGTGGGCATCTTCGAGAACGTGCCCTCCCCGGGCGGCGGGACGGGCCCCAGCGCCGCGCTCGGCGTCCAGGTCGGCCGCGCCACGGGCCTCACCGGCTCCAAGGCGCTGGCGGGCTTCTCGGTGTTCGACCAGAACTACGCGGCGGTCACCACCCCGCAGAGCCCCGTTCCGCTGACCGCGGCCGGCGGCCTGGTCAACTCCTACGCCCTGGGCTCCAAGGCCCGCATCTGGGTGGCGGCCGACCCCGACCTGGTCTCCCTGCAGGGCGGCCCGATCTCGGGCCCGGTCTCCTGGGACTTCGTGGCCCAGCGCCTGGTGCCTTACCTGGGCACCCTGACCATCTCGTCGGGCACCTACAACAACACCACGGGCGTCATCGTCCTGACGATGTCCGCGGCCGCCCCGTTCAGCGCGGGCGACTCGGTGATCCTCTCGGGCCTGACCGGCACGGGGGCCTACGCCTCGCTCGACGGCACCTACACCGCCACGGCGGTCGCGGGCACCCAGGTCACCCTGGCGGGCACGCCCGGTGCGGGCGCCTCCACCATCACGGGCGGCTCCCTCACCCTAGGCTCGGGTGCCTCCGTGGCGCTCCCCTGCTCGGTGCTGGAGATCAGCCTGAACGACAACATCGTGGTCAACTACGACCCGGTGACCGGCTTCGCCACCTGGAACTACGACGGCTGTGCGGCCGTGATCCAGATCTAGCCTTCATCCCCGCAACCGCACAGCAATAGGGAACCCAAAGCATGTCTCTGCAAGCCGCTAGCTTCGTCACCCTCAACCCCTCGTTCATCGAGCCCGAGTTCCTGCGTCAGCAGACGCAGGCCTCCGGCTTCATCGAGCTGCTCGCCGACGGGCAGCTCCGGACGCGGCTCGAGAGCGACTCGCTGCTGGTCTACGCCAAGCAGCTCAACCTCCGCAACCGGGTGGCCGCGGGCCAGTCGGCCTTCAACGAGCTCCCGAGCGTGGACATCCTCGCGTCCATGATCAGCACGCCGACCTACCTGCTCCGCGTGGCCAACCAGTACGACCACCACGACGTGGCGGCCGGCGGCCGCTGGGGCCTCTCCGTGGTGGAGGAGTACCGCAACGGCATGCGGCAGGGCAACAACCAGCTGGCCCGCGAGGCCTGCCTCTACGGGTTACACCCGGAGATGGGCGAGGGCCTGGTCAACGCGCCCGGCGCGCAGGCCATCAACCTGCCGCCGGACTCGTTCGGCAACGACACCGCCCGCAGCTACGACAACGGCCAGATGGCCTTCTTCCTGTCGCAGCAGATCCTGGCGCTCAAGACCGCCACCCTGCAGCTGGGCATCGGCCGCAGCTTCACCATCCTCGGTCCGCAGCGCATCCTCGGCTCGTTCGAGTACAACGTAGTGCAGCTGACGCAGTTCCAGCGCGAGGGGGCGGGCACGGCCTCGACCCGCGGCACCGTCAAGGAAATCTTGATGGAGAACGGGGACGACCTGATCTGGGTGTACGACGATACCCTGATCGGCAAGGGCTCGGGCGGCACCGACCTGGTGATCCTCGCGATGCCGGAGGTGGCGGTCCCCGCCGCGACCGGCCACAACACCAACGTGTGGGGCGGCGGCGCTCCCAACTGGGCGGCCTGCCTGACCCAGTACTGCGACAAGGCGGCCCCGACCGAGATCATCTCGCCGATGCCGATGGGCATGACCCACTTCATGATGGAGTGGCGCATCTCCTCGGGCTGGGCCCCGCGCTACCAGGCGCTGCTGCTCATCTCGATGGCCTACTAGCGACTCGGAAACGAGTCGAAAACGGGGCGAAAACGACCCGCCTCCGGCGCGCCAACGCCGGGGGCGGCACCACCCTCCCACAGAAGAAGTAGAAGAAGGACCAAAGGACATGAAGCTCTACATCTCCAACTGCACCATGCAGGACCAGATCGTCTGCTACCGCCTGGACTTCGACAAGGACGGGAACCATGACGAGGCGGACCGCTTCCGCTCGCACCGCCAGGAGAAGATCCCCTCGGGCGGCACCGTCGCCATCGGCGGAGACCTCCACCGGGCCCAGGCTATCTCGATCATCGACCAGCTGAGCAAGGTCGGCCTGACCAAGCACGACGAGGTCAGCCGCAACAAGCCTTTCGTCGTCCCCTACATCTACCGCGAGGACCAGCCCCCGACCCAGGAGGCCATCCGTCGCCAGCGCAACATCAACAACGGCGTGTACGCCAAGCAGGGCACCGCGCGCCGCCAGGCCGCGGCCGTGGGCGTGAGCCAGGCCGTGCTCGACGCCGCCAGCCTCATCGCCCCCAAGCAGACCAGCGTGGAGTTCGAGCAGGTGGCCCAGTCCGAGCTCGGCGAGAAGCGCATCGAGGAGGGCGTCATCGTCCGCCCCGACGGCAAGGGCGGCCGGCCCGGACAGAAGCGGGCCTGAGCGGGGGAGGCGCGCGCCATGCTGACCGTCAAGTTCCGCAACGAGAGGACCCGGCGCACCCGCAACGTGGAGTGCGTCGAGGCCTGCGTGGAGCCGGGCGACGGAGTGGCCCGCGTCCTCCTCAAGAAGCCCGCGGGCGCCCCGGACGAGACCGTCGAGGTCTTCCGTCCACAGGGCGACGAGGACGGCGCCGACTTCCACATCGCGTTCGTGGAGAACAGCCAGGGCGCGACCATCCAGGTGGTCAGGCCTTGAGTCAGCCCAACCTCTCCTACTACCTGGACCCGTTCATCCGAAAGGTCATGGGGGTGTCCCCAGCGGTCCTCCCAGACGACAGCCCCGTCATCGGGATGTCCTACAACGTGGCGCTGATGTTCGTCAACCCCTCGCTCAGGAGCGTGGGGGGACCCGTCCCCCCGCTGGGCACGCCGGACTCCCTGTCGCCCTACGCGCTGGCGGTGTACAACCTGGCGGGAGACCGCCTGGTCAACTTCGCCCAGGACGCCCCGGACGCCCCGGCCGTGAGGGGCTCCAAGCCGCCCATGGCCTACTGGGCCTGGACGCGCAAGCAGTTCAACCTCAACGGCTTCGTCAGCGGGGCCATCACCTCGGCCAGCGACGAGAGCACCTCCGCCAGCTACGACGTGCCCGACTGGGCGAAGAAGCTCACGGTGAGCCAGCTGGCCAACCTCCAGACCCCCTGGGGCCGGCAGTACCTCGGCATCGCGCAGTCCTACGGGCCGGGCATCGTGGGATTGTCGCGCGGCTGCTGGGGGTGACGACCCTCAACATAGGGGTCATCGACGTCCCCTACGCCTACGAGCAGGAGCACCTGACCAAGAAGGGCAAGCCCTTCAAGAAGCGCCGCAAGGTCACCCTGAGCATCACCACCGGAGAGGTGGCGGAGTACCTGGAGGACCACTACGCGGTCATGGAGACCTTCTTCGAGGCCTACCGCGACCGCATAGAGGAGAGCCTGGTGGAGGCGGTCCTGGGAGACCTGGACAACGTCCTCAACAACCGCCCGGCCAACCCCGAGATATTCGCCCCGGCCTGCTCCGAGATAGAGGCCTGGTTCAAGCACTACCTCTCCTCGAGAGAGGCCGAGTACCAGGCCAGCCTCAAGGGCCCCACGCTGGCGGTCCCGACCCAGGCCGCGCTGGCCGGCGTCAACCACCGGCTGGCCCACCCCTACGCGGGCTCCAACCCGCGCCGTCCCTCCTTCATAGACACGGGGCTCTACCAGGCCTCGGTCAAGGTCTGGATAGAGCAATGACCAACGTCAACAGAGAGCAGGCCCACCAGGACCCCTGCTGCCACGTCTTCAGCCACGGCCGCGGCTACGTCCACGTGGGGCGCCCCGCGCTGCCCGCCCGCTGCGCCCACGCGCCGGCCCGCGCCA